TAATAAAGATTAACCATTGCCATAATCTTTTTATTAGAATCAGTCATTGGCATTTCTTTTTTCTGATTCATATCATAAAGTTCTCTGACAGCATCTTTTTTAAGTTGATCATTTCTTACAGTGTTATCAAGATAAACCTGAACCTGTGGATGCTGAGCTCTGTATTGTGAAGACCAAGCTTCCCACCTATTTCTAATAGCACGCTTAGTGCCAGCATCAGTAGCGTTAATTAGTTCATCATCAGATATCTTTTTAACTTCTCTCCAGTAGAATAAGTCTTCAAAAACAACAGCTTCAGCAGCAAACCTTTTTATATCCTTTTTCTCAGTAAGACCTTGATCTTCTAAGAAAGCATATGCTTCTAAATCAAATTGTCCATTAGATGGAATGATAAATCTTACACCCTCTGGATATGATTTCATTAGTTTTGGATTATCTTTAATCCAATCTTCAGCTTCTTTATATGCACCAATTGAACCAACACCAGTTTTTTCAGACTCTGTTAATGAGTAAACTGCTTTACCTGGAAACAATCTAGTAAATTTAGCTAATGCTTTATCATAAGCATCTGGATCATCACCGTATTGTTTAAGGAATTTATTAAACTCTGGTTTAAGAGCTGTAACATTAGTTTGTTCACGAATCCAATCTGGAACATCTAAACCAAAATCTGCAGTTGGAGATGCAGGAGCAAATAATCCAATTAAGTTTCTAGTAAATACAACATTTCTAGCAGTAGCATTAACATATGCGTTATATGTAGCTATTGCCGCAGCTCTTGTAGCCCCACCTTTTTCAGCTTCAGCAAGAAACTTTTTCATTATACCATTTGCTGCATAGTAAAGATGCGCTTTGCGTACAGCAGAGGCAAATTGTGAAGTTTTTTCATTTCTGTCATAACTATTAAAAACTCTAGCCAGTGTAACTGGAAGTAACATTTCTGGCAATGTTCTGTTAACAGAATACTTACCTAACACTTTTTTTCTAAATTCCATTTGTTGAGAATCAGGTAAAAAGTTTTCAACAACAGCAACAGCAAAAGCAGATGCAGGACCACTAAGTGTAGGTATAGCAGAATCTGGATCCAGTGATGGAGTAAGCATAGATATTTTAGCAGTAAATTGTGCTGGTTGAATTTGTCTTAAATAGTTTTCGTGACCAGTTAACCTTAAACCTAAACCAACTGCAGTATAAATTATTTCATCACCAGGGTAAACGAAGTACAATTCTCCGTTTTCATCTGTATGAATAAACCCAGCGTGTTCTAAACCTTGAGTAGTTAATCTGAATTTAGCTATTGCTAACGGATCGTATCTAACTACTCTTGCGGTTCTTCTATAGAAATCTTCTGTTGCACGATAGTAACGAGCAATGTTACGCATATTGAATGCAAGGTTAGTTCTCATTGCAGGGTTATCTAAGTATTGTAATGTTCTAGTTAAGCTCAAGTCTCCTGCAATATTTGCAGCCCACTTGCTTGCCAGTCTTTCAGCAGCATCTTTGTCCATACCATTGTCCATATGGCGTTTAGCAATATCTGATTCTGCTTGTATTAAACGTTTACGATAGATTTGATAGTTAGCAAACAGTGCTGGTTCGCGACCAAGGATAGCAATTTGCTTGCTCATTACGTTCATTAAGCGAGCTTGTCCACCGCTTACCCATTGACCTAATTTACTAAAGTTTGTCAGAGGCATATAAACCTTACCTAACACAGTTTCTGGTGTGTCAAGTTTTCCAAAGTCATCTAGATCTCTAAGAGTTAAATTAGAAGCATCTATTTGTAATTTAGATTTACCTGTGGTTGGATCAATAACACTCTTACGAACTTTAGCAATTAACTTATCGTTTAATAGACCATTAGATTTAGTAAATGGGTGGGTAATAAATTTGTATTGTCTTCTAGCAAACTCTTCTGCACCAAGTTCCTTGTACAAAACAAACTTATTCATAATCTCAGGGTTTGATTCAAACTGTTTTACTAAAGACTTAACTGCTTTTTCTTCATTGTAGATATGGGCTAATACTGTTTTGCCCCATCCAAGATTAGTTTTAGGATCTAAACGAAGTTGAATTTGAGCAAGCCAAGCATTATCAAATCCATAATCTTTGTATCTAAGTGAATTAAATTCACCAGTGAATCGTAAATCTTTAGCAGCATCTTCAGCTCTATAATTGTGTTGAACTAATGGACCAAAAATCTTTTGTGATTTGAATGCTAATTTATCTGCTGCTGTTTCACCAACGTTAAGCGTACCTAATGCACCTTCGTTGATTTCGTCTAATGTTGCAAACCCAAATGGTTGTTCAAACCAATCGTTAACCCAACGTTCAACATCTTTAGTATTAAAACCACTTAATATCATAACAGCTTTACTGCGTGCTACGTTCTTAGCAACAATAGCTGGCAATTGACTTGGGTCATCTTGTATAAGTTTTCTTTGAGCTGGTGTAATTCTTGAATCACCAGTTCTAAGCAAACGAGCAATGTTACGATTAATGAAACCTAGTGCTTGTTCACCATATGCAGCATAACGATATTCGTTTGATATCTTCTTACCTATTAGTATTCTATGTAGATCACCAAAAGGTACAGTAATGCCAAATAAACCTAGTTCTTCAATTGCAGATCTGATACCTAAACGTGGAATAAGTGTAAACCAAGACCAACCATTGGTTACTTTTTCAAGAGCCCAACGAGTTTGTCCACTGTAAGATCCTAAGAATTTACCATTAGCAGCTCTTGACCATTCAGCAAAGTTTGGAGTAGCAACTTTATTACTTAGTTGCCAGTAACCTAAAGCATATTGTGCATCACCTAATTGAGCAGGGTTATAAGCACCTTGTCCAAGTCTTTGTGCAACTTCTGCTGTTGTAGGAAAAGCTTTTTGTACATACTCTTCAACAAGGTCAAAGTCAACAACTTCAAAACCTTCATCATTCTTACTTAACGCTTTGGCTAACTTGTCATCTCTTGATACAACATCATAAACAGTTCCAACTATTTGCTGAAATTGATATGGGTCGCCTTCTCCAGCAGCACCTTTACGTAATATGTCTGTGTAAGCGTTGGTGTCTTCTAAAGTGATACCAGCTCTAAGCATTGCTTTTCTGATTTCACCAGCTATGTCATCACCAGTAGCTTTTTTATAGGTCTTTGTCTTATTGACAATGCCACCTATTTTTTTGTTAAGGTTCTCTAATTCTTTTTTAAGGGGATCTGTTTCAGCAAAAGGAACATTCTTAGCTTCAAGTTCTTTAATCTTTTGTTGAAGTTCTTTTCTAGCAACCTTAGCATCTTTTAATTGTGCATTAAGATCAGCTAAAGCACCTCTGCTTAATGCAGCAGTAGAAGATAAAGTTTTTTCAACTAAACCAGTGCGTCTTCCTAATTGATTTAACCCACTACCAGTCTTTGATAGCACTGTCATATCTTCAGCGTAAAGTTGTGTACCAGTACGGTTATAAAGTTTCTTTACAGCTTCTTCTGATAAACCAAATTTCTTTCCAACGTTAATCATTAATCCATCAAACAGTTGTAAACGTGAGCCCACATCGCCTTCACGCCAAGCTTGTTTAATGATGTTAGCGTGGTATGGATCCACAACTAATCTAGCAATACTAAATATATCTGCAGAGGATGCAGCACTGTCAAGGTCAATTGGATTACCACTAGCAGCTTTGGTAATAATTCTGTTTAAGTTTCCACCAAGGCTACGGTATTGTTTTAAGTCTTCTTCTTTACCAAAGTTTTGTGATAGAACTTTGGTTTCATCCCAAATTGCAGGAAGATCTGGTGCAGATTTAAGTCCCAGTAAAGCACCTGTAGCATTACGTAAAGTTTTACCAGCAGTTGAAAGAACAGTTTTGCGTGGCATTAATGGTTCTAGTTCGCCAGCTCTTTTGCCCATAGAGATAAGTTCTGTGATACCAGCATTCTTAAAATAAGAAAGTGCTGTATCTGCATCTCTTACACCAGCATCTGCAAGATGTTGAACTATGTCTTTTGCAACTAATTCTGAAGCATCATCAGCATTTACTTTAACTGTGTCTAAACCAAAGTCTTTTCCAAGAACCGCAGCAATTTGAGCACGTTCAGATAAGTTCTTTGATTTATCAAATTTGTCTAGTTGAGCACCAGCATCATCCCAGTAATTGCGAACACTTCTGGCTTTAAACATTTTATCTAAAGAGGTTGATAAAGCAATACCGTCTTTGCCAGCAAGATTTAGTAAACCATATTTAGTTGCCCTTATTAAAGCGCCAGCTTTAGATGCAATAATAAGTGGATCAGTTAATGTGGTAAATGTTAAATCGGTTAAACCAGATACAACATCATAAACATCAGGGACCTTACTTGCCTTATCATATTTTCTAAGGTTGTAAGCAAGATCTCTACCTGGGCTTACTTTAGCTTGATCAAATTCATTAATGGCTTTAGCGACTTCGCTTTTCTTACCATTCTTTGGATCATTAAAAGCCATAAAGGCTTGTTCTTCTTCTGCTGTTTGAAGCAGGGCAATGATCTCTTGGTTAGGTTTTCTCATTGCATAAAGTTTTGCAACTTTAGCAACTGCTGGAGAATACTTAGAAGTTACTTCATCAGCTTTGTTTTTGTCAAAGTATTGTTCACCATTCCAGGTGGTATCCCACTGATCGCCAGTCCAGAATAAATTAAACTTTTGGTTTGGGTCTTCTCTTCTTTGTTCTTGTTGAAGGTTAGCAATTCTGTATGCGTTGGTTTGAGTGAATCCATATTTTTCAAAAGCATTCATAAGTCCGCCGAATTTATTAGATCCAGCTAATTTTGTTTTCTGCCAAAAACTAGCATCTTCTTTGCTATAGTTTTGGACATCCATAAATTCTCTAAGAGCATCTTGATTGTCTTTAGGTAATCTAGTGAAAGCTCTTTTGGCTTCAATGTCTGGCATTCCAATAAAAGAATTATGTTGGTTTAAAAGTTTCATTGCAGCAGCAGAACGTCTCATTGTGGTTTCGTCAGCATTAGACTGCTTCAGAGAATTATAAACGCTTGGTGAAGTGTTCCAGATTAATGAGCCAGCACTATCTTCAGACACTACAACCCACGTTCAACTAGGAAATTATAAAAATCGTTTGTCTCTCCACTAGGATCTGCTTGTGTAGCAGCATAAACTTGATCTGAAAGTTTTGGGCTTTGAGGGTTTGTTCCAATTAACATTTCTGGACCAGGAGATATTCCACCTTTGTTAAAGTTCATACCAGTTTCAGGTAGTTCATCAGGTCTTAAAGTGTCAGCAGTTAACGGAATAGTTGGTTCATTGGTAATAGTAGGAGAGGTTGGGATATTTACTTTAGGAATCTTGTATGATGCACCTTGCAATGGAGCGCCAGCTTGCATTTGATTTAGCTGTGTTGTGTCCCCATAAAATTGAGAAGGCATTCTGTCGTTCATACCTTGAGTCAACTTAGATGATGTATTCATATCGGTACGCTTAGCGTCTTTACCCATACCTGAAACTACTTCTGCCATTTAAACCTCATCTATTGATAATTAAAATTGATTACTTACTAACCTGCTAATTGTCCTAAGATTGCTTGTAGGTTAGGTGGAGCTTGTTGTGGTGCTTGTTGGGGTGCTCCTGGAGTAGCCTCAACAGGAGCATTTTGTGGGACAGACATTTGCTCAACTGGAGACACTGACTCTCCAGGAGCGGCTTGTGGGGCTGCCTCTGGGGCTGGTGCTGGAGTAAAGATTTTTCCAACAGCATCTTCAATAGAAGTACCTGATTGGCGTTCCTTGATGACTTGTGCCATCTTGGAAACTATGTCTGAAGGATCTTGTCCCTGTGTAGCCATTTGTGGGATGGCTTGAGCTAAAGCATTCATAGATGCGTTTAAGTTATCTCGCATCTTTTGAATGTCAATTCTTTCTTGTTCCCCAGTCACATTCATTGACCAAGGTAATTCTCTCATAATGAAATCTCTTGAAATAAGATCTGCACCTAAAGCTTGTAGTGAGAAGATTAAAGCACGTGATGGATCAAGTCCTGACATTAATCCGTAACGCACTTGGATTGAATGTTCACCTTTAATGTCTTTTTTGGAATCATATTTTAATTCATATGGTGAACCATTGTTCACACCATTGATTGTTTTTTCTCCAGGAAAAAGCATTTCATCCATTTTAAAGCAAAGAGATAACACGTCTTCAAAAACATCAGCTAAAATTTGTTGACCAGTTTTTACCTGGGTATCAAATGCACCAAGTAATGCTTGCACACCTTGACCTGTAATAACTGAAGCATCAATAGTTCCAGAACGACCTTCAGGGTAACGAGCACCCATACGCATTTCGCGTTGTAATAGTTCTGCTTCTTGGAATGCTGCAGGTGGTACATCTAAACCAACACGTCTAATTGCTTGAGGGTTTTGTGAACGCAAGATTGCGTCTGGACCGAAAGTAAATTCTTGCACATCGTTAGGGATAGCTAATGGTGCGTTAACAGATTTCTCTGCAGCATCCATTGCAAGTAAAGCAAAACGTGCACGTGCAATTTGAGCCCACAAGATGTCATCGAATTGACCTCTTGGTTCATCATCCACACCAGGTCTTCTAGCAATGCGCACCATAACTTCACCCATAGGGTTCGGGGCACTTCTTAATACAAGGTTTTGCCTGGTAGGTAGGAACAAAGTAATTTGGTCAGCATCTTCGTAGCGAATCATTTCTAATGTTGAATAAACATCAACATCATCTATTGAATTGCCATCTAAAATTTGATTAGAGTACTCAGGAAAATCAACAAGCAGTTCTGCAATTGTTTTAACATAACGCTTTGAGTAAGCCACGACTCGACCATAGCGATCAAATTCTGGGTAAGCACCGATTGGGTTTTCTATGCGAATACGTGGAAGTCTAGCTTCGGTATCTGGTTCTATAACAATAGGTAGAAAACCATAAGTACCGTAATAATCTGCTCCTGTGTACATTTGTGTTTGAAGTCTGGCAAATTGAACATAATTGTTTGCAATCATTGTTCTAGTATCTGCGTTCTTCTTAGCACGATCAGAAGTTACATTTGTGGTTTGACAGTTAAATGAAGGTAGAGGGGCAAGTACTTCAGATATATCGCGGGCAGCAACATCAATGAAGTTAGCAATCATTGGTTTACTCATACCCTCTGGGAAGAACTCAGGGGCAACGTTGACCATATTGCCACGTCTTACTTCTAAGATGTCTGCCATACGTGAATCGCGCCCAGAGTATCTAAGCTTAAGAGCTTGAACTTTCATTGCAATCTGATCTTTATTTAACATTCATTCCTCTATACATAAAGTGTGTCAATGTTTTCAGAAGCCCATTCATCTAGGTTAACTGAACCTCTTTGAGCCAGAGACTTTCTGGTTGCAAATTTGTTTTGAAAATGACTTTTTTGAAACTGTCCGTGTTGTAGCATTTCTTTTGCCCTAATCTCACAGAACCATAAAGCCATAACTAAATCTGTTGGGCTTCTGGTTTCAGCTTTCCAGGTTATAAGCTGGTTAATTAAAGCTTTAGCGTGTTCATTGTTTTCGTGTGAAGGTAATTCAATAAGGTTGTTACCATCGTGTTTACCATCTTCAGAAGTACCAAAGAGCCCACTCATACCAGCAACACCAAAGGAAGTATCCCATTTGTTTTTACCAGTGAAATGGCTTCTCATAATTACGCCTTTTGAGCCTAACCATATTCTTAGTTCTTCATCTAAAGCATAAGATTTTTGATGAGCATTGATTTCAATACGCAGCTCATTAGGATGATACCTGTCAATCCAGTCTTCCATCAAAGCACGAATCTTACCTGGGGTAGGATCAACCATATTGAAAACATCAAGAACATAACGCATCTGGGTTTTCTGATCAACAGCGTACATTATTGCACCAGTCTTACCAGTCATAGCTGGATCAAGACCCATAATGGTGTAAACAGAATCTGAAGGTTTAGGGTGCCCAACTTTTTTAGGATCTATTAAACCAACACGTCTCTGTTTATTAACTGACCCATAAACGTGAACAGGTGGGAATATAGCATCTTCTTCAACATCTTGTTGTTGATACACTAAAGCCCAAGTATGCGCCCCTACTTCCGAGCGCCGTTCGAATAATTGTTTACCATTCCATTTAGGATAAAGACCATCAGCATCAGGGGTAGCAAGTTCACCCTCAGCACCATCCCAAGGTCTATCAGACCTAGCCCACAGGGTACGCCAATCATCTGGCTTATCTGCAAATTCTAAAACTGCTGGCATAGCCATATACGTAAACGGTGACTTACCACCAGACCAATGATCTGGGTTTCTTAACTCTTTATACAAATCAATAGAGGCAACACGTGTGCCAACAATCATTAACATACCAGTAGCACCAAGACGAGTGATAACCATTTTTTGCAGCCAGTTAAGTTGTTTTTCCCATTCGTGGGAGTTGCTGGTGGTTATCACGTCATCTAGGATTATCAGATCGGCACGTGTGCCATAAATCTGTTGACCCATACCGATAGCTTGAACAGTAGGATCTTTTCGTTCTGACTCACGTTTAATATAAATGCGGTCATCACGCCATTGGTCAGCAGTATCTTTCCAACCCTCAGCAGGTCCATAGACAGTCTGCATTTTAGTCCATTGAGGTTCGGTCAATCTCTGCTTAATCGCGTACAAAAATTCTTTAGCCCTAGTCTGAGTCTGAGACACAATAACAACCTGAACATTAGGGTTCATAGCAATACGATACAAAGGGTAGTTAATCGTCAAGATAGTTGACTTGGCATGCTCAGGCGGTACGTTGATTAGAAGTCTTCGTGGGCTGCCTTTTTCGTAAACCATAGCTGGGTCAACCCAGGAAGGTTCACGGTTTTCGACCACATCAACCCAAGACTGGTGATGGGGAAAAACCTGGGACTCAAGGTATTCTTGACTGAAGGTAGAAAAATCTATATTGAACTTGTCGCCGCCTAAACGGTCCACATTTACTTTACTTGCATCTTGGCGTGCCGATTCAAATTCGGCAGCAAAAGCTTTGTCCCTGAAAACCCATTGACGAAGAGTATCAGACTTTCTGTGGATCCTGACCATAGCTTCAGAAGGGTCCCACCCCAACTTAACCAGTTCCAGAAACTTCATCTTATCTTCAACAAGATTGATCCTGTTATGGTTCAAATTACCTTTTTTGGCAACCACCTAATACACCCACCGTCACGTCAACCAGCCCCATCTTGTAACAAGGCGTAGCATAGCTTGCAGTGACCCCTAAAGGGTCACACTTGTAGGGCTCTTAAAAGAGCCCTCACTATATATAACCCTTCCAAAAACGGACTACGGAGCGAGTTCATAAAAATAGTTTACAACACACCGTTAAAAGTGACGCAAATCACACTCTTTTAGCAAACAATGCCCCCACCAAATCCTGTTCAAAAATTAAAAAGAGACTGTACCACTACTACCCCGCGCGTTTTTAGCATCCTGGGGTGTCCTTTTTGCCTGTTTTGCCTGCTATGTCACGCTATGCCCTAATTGTTTAGAGATGTGCTGGGGCGACTGTCTGCCTGGGCATTCTGGGAATTAACACATTGCTTCGGGCAGTCATTAACTAACTGCATTCTGCTAACTGCTAACTGCAAGAACTGGAACTGGTTGGAATTATTTTGAAGATCTTCAGGAGTTCCAGGACTTCCAAGATCTCCAGAACTGGACTAGAAAATAGTTGAAGAATGTAATTGACATTCTGGAATTGTCGGCACTAAACTCAGAATATGAGAACTAAGGAAGTTCTCAGTTCTAAGGAGGAACTAGAATGACTCGCAAAGATTACCAACTAATTGCAGGAACTATTAGCAAATTAGTAAAGGGACTGAGTAGTGAAGAATATTTTATCCATCACTTACCAGTAATCAGGGAATTAGTTAATGAACTCTCCAACCAACTTGCACTGGATAACCCACGCTTCAATCGTGCCAAGTTCTGGAATGCTTCAGGTTTGAATTAGTGCTGAAAGATTAGCCCCAGACTGACACGCTGGGGCTCTTCTTCTAGTCCTAAACTAGATTAGGCTAGATTTATTCTAAGGAGGAATAAATGGAATTAAAACTAGATAGAAAAGATATTAACGAGAAGGCACTGACTAATTACGCCATATTCTCTCAGTTCTTGAATGTTGAAGAAGAAGCGTGGAGAAGTTCAGTTCTTGAGTCGGCACTGGAGAAGTTGGGTGTTGATGTAATTAAGTTGTGGGCAGAATATCCAGAAGAACATTGTTGTGGAAAAGAAGACGGCATATGGCCAACTCACGAAGAAGAACTGAAGTGTGAATGCTGTAATGGTTCTTGTGGCTGGTGCAATTAAAGGCTAGTGCCTGAAGATTAGTTCCAGTTAATTCCTGGAACTTTTCTTCTAGTCCTAGAACTAGGCTAGATATTCCAAAGGAGGAATAAATGAAGTTTCAAGTGGTTGAGTCGATCTCGTACGACAGAATGCAAGAAGTAGAGGCAGTGAATATGGAAGAAGCCATTAAGTTAGCAAAGGAATATAACGAATGGAATAGTCCTATTCAGCAAGAATATAACTACGAAGCCTATGAGGTGACTGAGTAATGAAAATTAGTTGGAATGAGTTTGATAATAAACTAACGATAGGAAGTTGGAAGTTCACGCGAAGAGGAACACTTATTCTTGAAGCTCTTTTCTTATTGGGGCTTCTTGCATTAGTTGGCTTTGCTGGCTATATTGAAACTATGGAGGTGGGAGTATGAGTAAGAGAGCAGAAGAACTGCTGAAGAAGTTGGAGTCTGGTGCACCTCGTGAGGGTGCTTCGATCTCCTGGTTGAAGGAAGAAGTTAAGAAGTCGGGCGTTATATGGTCAAGATCTGACAGACCTGGTGGGTTCTGGGTTATTCCGAATGAACTACGAAGCCTTGACGATATTGTGCACCTGACTTATCGTGTTAAGGCTAGTCCAGAACATAGGTGGCAGGAATGGAATTAACCTGGAGGAGTTGGTACGGCTACAAGGAAGAAGAAAATAATGAAGAGCTGGATGTAATTGTAAATAGATTACAGGGTGACGGCTGGAATATAACTACTAAGGAGGAGCAATGACAGAAGAAGAATATGATGATTTACTAGATGAGATCTATGGCAATATTAAGTTTGGTACTTTAGAGTACTCACCTAGTCAAGTGTTAAAAGCTGTTGATCCTATTGCGTATCGTGTGGGAATGAATGATTACGAAGACTCTATGGAGGAGTGATGAAAATATTAACTAAGGAAGATAGTAAAGAATTAGCTAGGTTAATTAAGCAATA